GCAGGTTCCCGGTGAAACTGAAACCAACTGGTTTAAGCTCACCGCTTGGAATGAACTTTCAACGCAACTTGCCGAACTCCCTAACGGCACTCCGACTATTGCAGTTGGTCGTGTAAGCACAAGCGAAAAAGAAAACAAGCAGTACCTGAACTACCAGGCAGACCAAATCCTCTACCTTCCTAAGGGCACGAAGTCCGCGCCCAAAAAAGCTGCCGATCCCGAAAAAGGCCAAGTGGCAGCAGCGGCTCTCGGTTCAATCGATTTTAATCTCTGATCATGGTATTTATCGCAGGTAAGTTTGCGGCAGATGAAATTCTCTGCCAAGTCCCTCCGCACACTCTCCGCATCGATCTACAGCAGCGTCGGTGGAAGAGTGACAACGATCCCGATCAAGCGATCACGGACGCGAACGACAATGGGATCCCTATCGAGTTTATTCTCCTCGGGTTTACTCCCTTTTACGGAAACCTTGGAATGCGTTCCCACGAGGAGTTCATTCGCATTGCGTACATTGGTGTTTCTCCTTCGCACCGTTTGCTTCCTCCTCGATGCGTTTCAACTAGCGTTATATCCGGTAAGAGTAGTCAAAAGAATTTCATCTCATATTTTCAGACGCTTTACAACAACCGTATCAACGTTGCGGAAGTTGTGACTGCGACTAAATTCGTACAGCGTAGCTTCACACAAACTGATCCAGTATCAGGAGCTGACGTCGGTAAGGTCAACTACAATGTCCTAGAGTTTTCTGATCGTCCGGTTAACGGCGATGATGAAGAAAGCCTTGTTAAAGACATTGCGACTTGGCTCACCGGAGATGGAGGAGAGCTGGTATCAGCTTCACTTCGTAGTCATATCTCCGGTGCGAATCTTGTTGAGCTACCTCTCGGAACAGACCACGAGGAGATTAAAAATGCTTTTAACGACGCTCATCCACAGCTTGAAGGTTTTAAGGCGCAAGGTCTTAGCGCTCTTCCTGCTGGAGCGGGCGAACCTAAGGCGACTCCTCCAGAACCTAAGTCAGACAAACCTAAGGAATTGACTAAGGAACAAAAGGAGGCGCTCAAAGCAGCCGGTTTAGAAGTATGATCTGACCGGGCGTCGGCCTTCTGGTGACTGGGATTCTAAGACGGGTGTTGGCGCACCCGTCTTTTTATTTGCCTAGAAGTTTTGCTATCGACGGAAGGGGATAACCCTCTGCAGCGACGTACCGAGCAAGTTCTTTGAACAACTGCTTTTGTACTAAATAATTTGCGTGAAGGAGATCTATAATTTCATGTAATTCATCTGCGTCTCTCAGCTGTCTCGTTTTATTCATAAATTTATGGTGGTAGAACTCTGATTCCACAGCCATATAATCCCTTAAGCGACCGACAAGATCTTCAGATTCCATGAGCTTTTATCAGGTCCCTCAACAGATTTTAAACCCGGTCCTCGACTTAAAAATTTTAAGCGGGAGGATTGTATTACCAACTGATCTTGACCAGGGTCTTGCTAAGCAACTAAAAAGCGCAGGATTTATCGACTTAGTAGTCGCGGAAGACGATTCAAATTTTATCGACAGATCTTGGTGGCAAAGCCTTCCTGATTTCGACTGGACTATCGCCATCACACAGGGAATGGGGGAATGCGTTGACTGGATCCTTGAGCCAGGCTACGAGCTTTCAAAAAAAGGTCTTATTATTCTCGACAGGATCACCTTTCTGGAGCCTACGAGGAAAAGGTTTAACTTTCTTCAGAAACGACCTTTAAGCAACCTAGTAATTTTGAACCCAAGACCTGAATTCCGTGCGGACCAGAGAAAATCAAAGGACTCAGTAACGTCTGCGTGGTTTGTATACAACAAACAAAGTTCGGCTTCGAAAGATACAAGTATAAACTTCGATGTAAACTGGCAGCGACCGCAACCTTTTTCTGAAAGTGAAAGGACGCCTACAACTTCTGCTAACGCAGTATATTGAGGAACAGCAGAAAACTAACAAAGCACTTGAGAAGATCGCTGCGCTTCTCATTAGTAACCAACTTCTTCAAGAGTGCATTGACCACGCTGGTAAACCTCGAGAAGCCGATGTCGTTGCTGAGTTAGTAGCAGATTCCTTTTCTGCTGGACTTTGTCTTCTCAACGAGCTTGAGCAGAGAAACAAAGAATACGACTATCAAAAGTCAGAATTCTTTGTCGATACAGACTCAGGCGTAAGCGAGAACGACTCACTCGAATCATTCTGAAGCATGTCAGACACTAGGAAAACAATTAACGGACTTCGTCATTATCTGTGTCCTGGTGTACCTGATTACCTTCCTTCAGTAACGTCGATCCTAAGTGCGACTCAGTCTGCAAAGACTCAACAAAAACTTGCTCACTGGAACATCATGAACCCAGGTGCTGCTGACGAAGCAGCAGAGCGAGGAAGCTTTATCCACAACAGCGTTGAGAACCATCTTCGAGGTCTTCGAGTCGTCCCTCCTGAAAAGTACGAGCCTTTTTGGCGCGGAGTTCCTGAGTGCGTAGATAACTTGCTAGATGGAGGTCGAGTGCTCTGGTCTGAACGACCATTCAATCAACCGAGTTGGTCTAAATATGTTGGAGACGATGGTGTAGGAAGGATCTTTTATTACGATCAGAGTAATAAAAAAGGTTACGCAGGTTGTTGTGATCTTATTTATATGGACAATAATGCTGAAATCATTCTCGCGGACTTTAAGACAAGCGCTGGTCCTTACAGTACAAAATTCCCTAACAAAAAAACTAACGTTGACGAAAAAACTAAGAAAGCACTTATCTCAGGCGTATTCAAAGCGAAAAAGACAAGGCTTCAATTAGCTGCTTACAAACTTGCAGCGGAAACATGCCTAGGAATTAAAATTAACAAGACCCAAATAATCGTAAGCACACCGTTAGAACAATACCAAACTCAGGTATTTACATTCGGTGAAACCGAGGTTGCGAAGGACGAAGAAAACTGGCTTGCCTTAGTAGACAAGTACTACACAGAGGTCTTCCCAAAGCACTGCTAACAAAGCAGAATTAAAACTAGATTAAATGGGTGCAGGAACGCCCTGGATACGGCAGACTACTGTCACGACAAACACTCCAATGAATTTCATTTGCTCAATCAACTCCAAGGTAACCTATGCACTCAACAAAAGCACAGGCAAGATTGAAGCAGGTGGTGATTTCAGTGCGTTTAACTCTGGTTGGCAGCAGAAAGATATCCCCATAAGCGACATAGCCAACGAAGTTGGTAAGTCACATGGTCTATGCGCTTGGCACCTCATAGACGGCAAAAGAGAAAAGAACAACACCACGCCGCTGCAGGCTGGTCTGATCATCATCGATATTGACAACCAAGCTGATCACAAAGATGAAAAAGGTAACAAAGTTCAAAAACAAGAACTCACTTGGGAAGAAGCAGAGCAATTAGAAATTTGTCAAAAATATCTTTCTCTTGCATATAACTCACCTTCAACTTCAGATGGTTGGCCTCGGTTTCGTCTGGTATTTGGTTTAGAAAAACCAATTACAGATCCTGAGTTTTATCAGTGGTTTGTACGAGCTATCGCGAAAGATATTCCTGGTTCAGACATAAGAGCCACGCAGGCTGTCAACCTTTTCTATGGAGCTAAAAGTCAGTCAGACATTCTTTCAATAACAGACAAATTTATCCCGTCTGAAAAAATCACTAAAGCTCACAAGCATTTTATTTCTCTACCCAAAGAGAACAAGGGAGATAAAGGTGACGTATCTCAGGCGCTTCGAGATATTAACGTTGCGCCCGAAACTGGAACTGATCTGACAAGACTTTTGTCTAAGTCAGTTCGCGACATGCTCGATGGTGAGCCAGTTGATGATAGATCTCTCGCGGTCACAAGAGCGATCAAAGAAATTCTCGGTTGGAGGAACTGGCTTCATGAAAACAATATCACTGTAAACGTCTCACCGTTGACAGTAGCACATGATGTGTTCTATGCTGTTTACCAGTACCCAGCGGAGGTAGACGGCAAGTTTACGCGGATCATCGACAGCATCCGTGACGTTGACTCAGTGATGCCTTCAGTTGTGATGGCGTCAGAACACCGAGAACTGGCTGCTTGGCAACGTCTCAAAAAATGCGACAAGCAGACTTTTGACAAAGTTGCAACAGCAGAAACCAAAGCCAGTCTCACCAAAACAAAACCAAAACCGAAAAACTCGATTCTTAACATCGAAGATTTTTCAACCGATGTCACATCTACCACGGCGGTAGAAGACTTCACATCAACACCAACATCAAAACAAAAAATGACTACGCCGCAGACTCCAGCTCAGCTGGTAAACCTTGCTAATGCTCAGCAGCAACAACGAGCCTTTGCAGAAAATGACGTAGCTGAGCTGATTGCTACAAACCAGGGTGACGATTATCTCTACGACAGCACACACGACAACTTTTATACCTACGACTCTGACCTTGGTACTTGGTATGTGCAGGATGAGATGCACATCAAGAGAAGGATCGTCAAAGCTCTTGATACTTTTGTAGCTGCTGGGGTTCTCCCCAAGTATCAGTCCTCGACTGTCAACAGCGTCTATGCCATGCTCCAAGCGAGGATGCTTAAGTCGCTCGACGGAGGTCGCACCAGCGTTTTCTCGACTGGTAAAAGATACATTCCCTTTGCCAACGGCGCACTTAACAGCGATACGTTTGAATTTGAAGAAGGTAAAAACAAGGATCTTTACTTCCGGAGCCGTCTTTTCTACGACTGGAACGAAAACGCAAGCTGCCCTAAGTTTCTCCAATGGATGAAAGATTCTCTTCGTCCTAATCAAGAGAAACTGATCCAAGCATTTTGTCGTGCACTTCTTACTGGTTACACATCTGGAGAACGTTTCCTCCATTTAGTTGGTCCAGGCGGTACGGGCAAGTCAACAATGCAGCAGTTGATGATTGCTCTTGCTGGTTTCGGAAGCACCCACACGTCGAGCCTTGAGCTTATTGAAATGAATAAGTTTGAGACATACAACCTAATCGGCAAGCGTCTTCTGCTTCTCACTGACGAATCAAATTACAACAAGCGTATGGACGTGCTTAAAAAGCTGACGTCTGCTTCCGACACACTCCGTGCTGAGAGAAAATACGGCAAAGAGATCATTAGTTTTAAGCCAGAGTGTCTTGTGTGTATCGCCTCCAACGAACACATCAGCTCTAATGACTCAACAAGTGGTCTTGAGCGACGTCGTTTGACGATCATCATGGATAAGGTCGTTGCACCCAGTAAGAGAAGGCAGCTGTTGGACGTCTATGACGACCGACTCGAAGGAGAGTTCGCTGAAGAGATGTCAGGCATTGTGAGCTGGGCTCTCTCCATGACATACGAAGAAATGAGAGACACGCTTGCAAACCCTGTTAAGCATGCTCCTTCACTCGCACGAACTAACATCGATGCCCTGGTCTTCAACAATCCTTATGTTTCGTGGATGGCTGAGTGTTGTCTCTATGCTCCTAACTACTCCACGTTGATTGGTCGCGGTGCTGCTCGCCCGAGTACAGACGAATCTGAAAAGGGTATGTACGTCAAAAACGCTTACTCAGAACTCTTTGCCAGTTATGCCAACTACTGCAAAGCCTGTGGTTACAAGCCTGCCGCAAAACCTCGTTTCGTAGAGAGAACTATGGAGACCTTGAATAATATCTTGAAACTTCCTAACTGCTCTACAACTACTCTTAAGGGTCTCCCTGCAATCAAAGGTTTACGACTGAAGCCGTATGACTTAAGCTCTGATCGCGCTTCTCACGGACCTGATCGACTCCCCAATCCTGTGGAGTTTGCTCAAGAGCCTGACTTCGAGAAGTGGGAACTTTCCTTCCAAAAACATGACACCGCTGATTAATTTCTACTCTGCCACACTCGCTATCGGAGGCGCAGTCAGTCTTGCTGTTGGTATTGTTTCTCCTAGTTTTGTTGGTGCTCCTCTCGCTTTTGTTGGGGGTGGGTTAGCTGGGGCTGCTGTTATCGAAAAGCGCCGTTACGAGGAGGAAGAAGGCCTAACCACCGCAGGTCGAGTCACTGGTGCTTTTAGAGTTCTTTACGAGCAGAATCGAGGCATTGTCAGTCCTACTGAGTTAGCTATCTACGCTGGCATTGATGAGGAGATCTCGTTCGACTACTTGAAATCACTTTCCGAAGATACCAACGGCCAAACTGTACAAAACCCTAAGACCGGTCAGACCATCTTCTCTTTCCCTCACAGTGCAAACGTTTTAGACGAACTTTCAAAGAACGCGCAAAACTGGGCTCAATCTCAAGTCCAAGCTCAAAGCCAACAGAGTGAAATGCTTGCAAGGCAGCTTGACGAAGCTAATCAAATTATTCGTGCTGCTCAAATGGCGCAAGTCACAGCGCCTCGTCAGACTATCAACAAGGTTACTAACGACGATTTATGGGCTCAGGGGGAATAAAGACTGAAGTCGATTTTGTAGACGAAGATATCTATAGAGTAACGGCTGAGATGGACGGCATAAGTGCATACACTTTTTGTTCTAGCATGCACCTTGTTGACGATAAAGTAAAACAACTTACTTTATGCATACAAGAACAGGCTCGTAAAGCTTATCTGGAAGGTTTCGACCATGTCTGAAGAAAAAACCCCTGACGATCTTGATCTAGATCTCACGCCAGAGGAAGAACAGGAATTGCTTGACCAAGCACTTGCAAACCTGTGCAAGTTTATGGAAGACGAGACTAGCCTCGATCTTTGGGAAGAGGGTGAATGGACAGCCATCCCCGAAGAGGACTTTCCTCAGGATCCTGAGCAGCCTCAAGAGCCAGAGCCTTAGTAACAACCGGTAGTTCGATCGCGAGGATCGTGCCGATCTGGAATGCGATATTTCGGTGTTCTTTTTGAGTTTCCTGTGATCCTCGAAGGCCGACGTAATGAGCCCAGGAACGAATCGTACCGTTCATGTGTAGTTTTGTAGGCGTGTACAAAGGACATACATTCCTTGCACACTCCCTAGCCACACCGGCTTCAATCATTCGTCTGTACAAGTCCCAAAGCTGAGCATCGATAATGCTCAAGTCTTCTCGGAACCTCGCTTCCAAAGCCGGGTCAATAGGGTCAGTGCTCGACTGACGGTTCTTTTCGGCTTGCTTACGCATCTCAAAATTTTGAGCTTCGCAAGGATCAGAGCTTATA